GATATTTTTGCACTAAAACAGTTTGGTTGGTCGGACAAACATGAAGTAACAACTGCACCTGCGGAGAATACAAGAAAAGCCTACTTAGAAGCAATGGCAGGTATGAATGCCGATAAAATGGGAGAACAGCAAATACAGCCTTAAAGCCAGAGCATTTCTTGCGAAACAGCCGCAGGACTTTCCTTTGCTCACACTCTTAGATGGTGCTGTCAGGAGCGGAAAAACCTTAAACATAGTGCAAAAGATTCCGCAAATATTTGACTCAATCGGAAATGAAAACCTCAAGGTGTTTTCGGGTTATTCAAAAAGCACTGTGAGAAACAACGTGCTGATTGAACTTAAACCGTTCATTGAAAACTATCTCGGGGGAAATTTTAAGTATAACAGCGCATCGGGCGAACTGGACATCACACTGTTTGGCAAAGTATATAACTGCCTTGTGGTGGGGGGCGGAAAGTCTGACAGCTCGGCGGCAATTCAAGGCGGAACGTGGGATTTTTGGTATGCAAACGAGCTGCCGCAGCACCATTATAGCTTTTACAATATGGCGCTCAGCCGCCTGACACCGGCAAATGCAAGAGCCTTTGCGGACAGCAACCCCGAAAGCTCTAACCACTGGCTTTATCAGGAGAAAATCAAGCCTTATCTTGAGGGGAATCAAGATGTAAAAGATGTTTTTGAATACTGGCATTTTACAATGCACGACAATGCAAATTTGTCGGATGTTTTTATAAGGAATCAGGAAAAGCTTTATACAGGGGCATTTAAGGCTCGAAAAATAGACGGGTTGTGGATTGTCGCTGACGGGCTTGTCTATGACACTTTCAACCTCGAAAAACATACGCTGCCGCATTTAGAGATTCTGGAAAAAATCCATAGCGGCGAGATTGTGGAGTTTTTCCTCGGCGTGGACTGGGGATGGGTGCATCCTACGGCGGTTACACTTTTCGGTTTTTCAAAATACGGTGTGTATTATCAAATTGATGAGCTATGCTGCCCGAAGATAGAAGCTGACAGTGTAATAAACTGGATTGAGCAGAAACAGAATGAGTATCAGCGGTTTTTCAGCTTTGCAAACTGTGATAATGCCAGACCCGAGCAAAACGATAAATTGCGAAACAGCCTCGGGCTTGTTGTTTATGAAGAAAAACCCAAAGTCGAGGACAGCATTGCACTTGTCAGAAGCGTTATAAACTATGACAGATTGATTGTGTCTGACAGGTGCGTTCATACATTGCAGGAGTATGCAACATACCGCTATCCCTCGGAAGATGAGAGGCTCAAATCGACAGTGCAGGCGGATTTACCGGTAAAGCTGAATGATGACTGTATGGACTCATCAAGATATGCCCTATTTAAGCATTTGACGACATACAATAATTTTGGAGCAGGAAACTTTATAAAATGTTGACTTCGTTTGATACACGGGAAATTATAAAAAAACTAAAACAAGACTCCGCAGAAACAAAGCGTTTTGTGGATTATAAAAGATACAGAGAACTGTACCGCTCGGAGTTTGCGGCACCTTTTGCAAGCGTGCTTATGAAAATAAGAAAACGCTACCCCTTGCAGAATACAACCTCTCAAAGCCTCGTGGAGATTAACCTCTTTAAAGCTTTGACAGACTTTTTTAAATTCCTCACAACAAACAACGACTTTGAAATTGTTACTGACAAACAGGAGATATGGGACAAAATTTCCGAAGAAAACAATTTTATCTCTGTTTTAAAAGAGGTCTGTATCGACAACTCAAGGTTTGGCAACGGACTGTTTAAACTTGCGTTTGTTGATAATCAGGTGAAGATTTTTTCAGTCTGCCCCGATTGCTGGTTCCCTGTTTTTAATAACGGCAACCTGAACGACTTAGCCGGTCATATCCTTATCTATGACATTGAAAAAGACGCAAAAGCTTACAAACACATTGAAAAAATCCACAAAGGCTATATTGAAAACGAAGTGTGGATGGTTTCGAATGGCGAAATGTCTGTTCCGGTAGAAAATGTTCGGGACTTCGGACTTGTTGAGATTGATAATTTCTCGGACAAATGGGATGACTTTGTCCTGTTCCCTGTCAAAAACACGTCAGAAAGCGACTGTTATTATGGCGAAAGTGATTATAAGAGCTGCGAAAGCATTGTGGAAGAGATAATGCTCACAGTGAGCCAGAACTCAAAAATCATCAACCGCCACGCAAACCCGAAACTTGCAGGAAGCCTTGAAAATACGGAGTTTAACCCTGTTACGGGCGAAAGATATTTTCCCAATAGCGATTTTGTAAAAATCGGCTCTGACGGGCAAAAGCCAGAGTATATAACGGCTGATTTGCAATCGGAAGCAATAAAAGCACATATAAACACTCTTATGCAGTTTTTCTATATTCTGACAAAAACCCCTCCGCAGGCTTACGGAGTGGATTTGTCGGGTAATATGTCGGGTGAGAGCCTGCAAAAAATCTTTATGTCAGCTGTTGCTAAGGTGGAGGACATAAGGGCGGTTTCTCTTAATAACGCAGTCAAAAAGCTTGTAAAATGCGCTCTGGCATTTTCGGGTGCAAAATATGCAGACGTGTCTGTTAACTGGGGAAATGCGATAAAGCTTGATTATACGGAAGTGGTCAAAACCTGCAACGACAGAGTACTTGCAGGAACGCAAAGCAAGCTGTCTGCGATAAAGCAGATGGATAAAGCTACAGACGAACAGGCAAATGAAGAATTAAAACAGATTCAAGCAGAACAAAAAGCTGAGGCAGCCGTGCCGATTGAAGACGTAATGATTGATGACTAATGAAATACGCAAAATTCAGTTAAAACAAAAAAAGTCGTTGCTAAAGATTTATAAAAAACGTCTTGAAGAAATAAAAAAAACAATCTTAGAGCTTGCAAACTCCGGCGGCAATATACTCAAACTTGCTATTGAGAAGAAAAAACTGGAAAAACTTATCAAAAAACTCGAACAGGAATTTAAGGAATTTTCAGACGAAGCGATTGAAGAAAGTTACAGACAGGGAGCTCAAGACCAGAAAAAAAGAATCAGCGCACTCGGCATTGCTGTTATAGCTCTGGCTTCTATACAGATTGCAAGTATTGAAAATATTTATTATTCTCACCTTTTGAGAATAACAAAAGAAATAGCTGCGAAAGTAAAGTCTTATGTTCGCACGGATTTTTCAGACAAACATAAAGTTGTGCAGGCTTTAAATAATCTTTCACAAACCGGTATTCTTTCAAGTGAGGTTGATACTGAGCGCTGGCAATTGTTGATGAAACGATTGGAGCAAAATTTTAAGAACAAAGATATTTTTACAATCCCTTATTTTGATAAAAACGGAAATGTTGTAAGACGTGTAAAAGCCTCCACATATGCCGAAATGCTGGCTCGCACACTGTGCGCACAAATTTTCAGAAAAGCTGCAAAAGACAGCATACTTGAGCAGTTTGAAAATGAGGGAGATCTTGTAGAAATTTTGGGCGAATCAGTATATCCTGACAGCCCTTGCATACCTTATCAAGGGGAAGTTTTGAGCCTTACAGGTAGAACAAAAGGTTATACAACAGTAAAAGAAGCAGAAACAAACGGATTATTCCATCCGAATTGTATTCATAGTTTTGCTGTAACAGAAAAAGTAATTGATGCATATTCACAAAAGGATATCAGTTTAAAAGCATAATTATCAGAAAGGAGTTCTAATGTCAGGTACAGAGGAACAAAACTTAAACATTCAGCCTGGTGCTGAACAGGCAGGAAGTCAGTCAGGCACTGACAACAATGCACAAATAGAATCTTTGAAAGAGCAGATTTCAGAACTGCGAAAAGAGGCGGCAAAATACCGCACAAGCGCAAAAGGCAAAGAAACTGTCGAAGAACAGTTAAAGATTCTGCAAGAGGAATTTGCAAAAACAAAGAAAGAAAATCTTCTTGTAAAACGTCAGGCATTACTGGACAAAGCAGGCTGCATAAAGTCCGATCTTGTCGTCAATGTAATCCCCGAGGACTGTGAGGATGTGCAGGCATGGATTGACAATTACAAAAAAGAAAATGAAATTTTATTCAAAAAAGAAAGTACAAATCATGGGGGTAATTATAAACCCTCTAATACAAAGAATATGAATCCCGACGAGGTTATGAATATGTTCATACGCACCGCAGCGGGCAGAAGATAAGGAGATAAAAATATGGCAGTAAATGCAGCAACTGATGCTAAAGCTATTTTGAGAACAAATGCAGAGGCATTGATACCTGTTGAAATATCAAACGAAATAATTAAAGAAGTACCGCAGGCATCCAAACTATTACCTTTAATGAAAAGATTACCAAATATGTCTGCTTCACAAAAAACTATTCCTATTACAAATGCACTTGCCAGTGCATACTTTTTGAACGGCGAAACAGATTCGAAAAAAACATCAAATGCCGAATGGAAAAAGTTAACTCTGACAGCGGAGGAATTGGCTGTTATTATCCCGATTCCCGAAGCTACACTTGCAGATTCAGCATTTAATATTTGGGGCGAAGTTAAACCTCAAATCGTTGAAGCATTAGGTATTGCGATTGACCAGGCTATTTTGTTCGGTACAAACAAACCTTCTTCATGGCCTGAGGCAATAGTTACACAGGCAGCAGCCAAAAGTCATTCTGTTGAAATCGGTACAGGAGCAGATGTAGCTTCTGATATCATCGGCGAAGAAGGTATTATGGCAAAAGTCGAAGCAGACGGATACAGAGTTACAGGCTTTATTGCCGATACAATTATGGAACCAAAGCTGAGAGATTTGAGAGATAAGAATAACAATCCTATCTATGTTCCCGCGTTGACTGCACAGGTGCCTGATTCACTTGTCGGCAGACGTATTGCATATGACAACACAAGCACTTTTGACACAGAAAAAGCATTGATGGTATGCGGTGATTTTTCAAAAGCAGTTTACTCAATTCGTCAGGACATTACATATAAAGTGTTAACAGAAGCTATCATTCAGAATACAGACGGCTCAATAGCCTACAACCTTGCACAGCAGGATATGGTTGCTTTGCGTTGTGTAATGAGACTTGGTGTACAGATTGCAGTACCGGCAACAAGAAGAAAGGGTGTAAACGGTTACCCGTTTGCAGTTTTGACTCCTGCGGCATCTTCATAATAAATTCGGGCAGGTTCAACAGCCTGCCCCGATTTTTAAGGTAAAAGAATGATAAACATTAATGAAAACAGCTATGTAACAGTTGAAGAAGCTGATGAGTATTTTGAAACTCGCCTGGGGGCTGATTCTTGGACTGAAATTGATGAGCCACAAAAAGAAAAAGCCTTGATCACAGCCACAAAAAAAATAGACAGACTGCCTTTTATCGGATACAAAAAATCACCTTCACAGCCTTTGCAGTTTCCGAGGATGTATTACAATTCCTGCTCAGCTTACGGATTGCAAATTGCAGATATTCCGCAGCAGCTTAAAGATGCCGTGTGCGAAGAGGCACTGACCACGCTGCAGTTTATTGAAAATAATTCACAGGAAGTCTACAACGGAGCAGTTGAGAGCAGTTATCAATCGTTAAAACTCGGTGATGCTTCGATAACCTACGGTTCTAATTCTTCAACAAGCACCTCCAACAGCGGTCTTTTGTCTAAAAATGCAGGAGATTTACTGCAAGGATTGATTAAAGTAGGGTTTGATATTTCAAATCCGGTATTTTATGAGGTCTATTGATGTTTAAAGAGCCTTATGCAAAATTACACAGACAAAAAAGCTGCCGTGAAGCACTATTAAAAGAATTAAAAAAACTCGACAGAGAAGTCATTTCAGCCGGGATACATAAATCAGACGGAGCAAAGGTTGTCGGTTCTGATGGTGTGAAGCTTATTGATATTGCTGTTCAAAACCACTATGGAAACGAATGGATAATGCCTCGCACAGTTCGTTTTCAAAAAAACGGCAAGTGGTTTGTAATTAAAAAAGACACGCATATAAAAATCCCTGCGGCTCGTTTTGTTTCAAGGCTTATTGAAAATCAGCAGGAACGGGTCAGGCTTTTGGACGAAGTTCAGGCCAACTTGCATATACAGTTTAGTAATGCCAACAGATTCGGAGAAATCAAAATATCCGATACTGTAAAAAACATCGGGCAATACATGAAAAACCGCATAAAAAGCTACATTGATGACAGAGTCTTTGAAATAAACGCACCTATGACAGTTGAGGCAAAAGGATTTGACCAAAGATTAAAAGACAAAGGATTGTTGTATGAAAGCATTGACTGGCGCTCAAAAAAACAGAGAAAGCATTCATAAATGAGCAGAGCAAAGTTTTTGATAAAAAAAATGGGAGGGAAAATATACGATATTTTTTCCGAAACAATAACTATCGACCCGGATACCGGTGCAGACAATGTTAAATATTCCAAAACAGACTCTGTTCTTGCTTATATTCAACCGACAGGCTCGGGCGGCAGTGTAAAAGGCATTGTTTTGCAGGACAACCGAAGCGGCGACAGCAAAATTTCAGATTTTTTCATGTACCACGAAAAGATTCTGAAAGAACACGATAGAGTTTTTTACGGTAAATACTGGTATGAGATAAGGGCTATTGAGCCTTGGGAGTCTTCATTTATGAAATTTTACAAAAGCTATTTAGTGAAAGTTGACGGGCAAAAATGAAAATAGAAGAAGCAAAGAAAATAATTTATATTTTCTTTAAAAATCGTGTTTCTGCGGATTACCCGCAATACTTTGGGTTAACTGACAATGCTTCGGACAAGATTTTCTGGAGCAAAGTCAAGCAAAGTATGCCGCAAAAGCCTTACATAATGCTTTCGGAAGCTTCTGTGTCAAAGCTGTATAAGCGTTTTGAAACCTTTCACAAAAACGGTCAGGACTTTGTGCGCAAGGAGATGCGACTTCTTGTTACCTTCGGTGTTTATACTCTTAACAGCGACGGAAGCCTTGTCGAAGCGGACAATCTGGCAACAGAGCTTGTTGAATACATACAGGATTTATTTACTGAGACACAAAATACCTTCGATACCTTATCAGCACAGGGGATTACGGTAAATGAGCTGGTGAGCTCGGATATAAGGGACTTGAGCCAATTTTCACAGACAAATCAGGAGTTTCGGAAAGAGATTGATATAGCGTTTGAATATGACGACATTCAAACTTATACGCCTGAACTCGGTCAGGACCTGGATATGGAAATAAGCAATAAATAGCGGAAAGGGCTGTGCGTTAAACAAAAGCAACAAATAGTGAGAAGGGCTGTGCCCCTGAACATTTAGCAAGGGTAGGGCAACGTCCGCCGAGGAAAAGAAGCCATATAAAATAAAGGAGAAAAAAATGAGCGTTTATGACAACTTAATCAGCATTTTGTTCAAACTGCCGGACGGCAGATCGTTGAACGAATACTACAAAAACGTTTTGCTGGTCGGCAAGATTACAGAGGACGACTTACAAACTGACGTGGAATTCCCGTCAGGGGGGGTGGGCAAGTATTCTTCTTATGACGAAGTTATTGCCGTGTTCAAACCAACTTCACAGTTTGCAATAGAGGCAAACGCTGTTTTTAACCAAAAAAGCAATTCACAAACCACATCGCAGATTCAATATCTGATGATTGCAAAACAGGATGACTCCGGAACCCTCGCTGACGTGCTCAACAGAGCAAAAGTAGCGGACGGCAGATTTGCAAAGGTTGTTCCTGTTTCTCGTGTGGCAGCTGATTTAAAAGCAGTTGCCGACTGGTGCTTGACGAATAAAAGATTCTGCGACCTGCCTGTTACCGATGTTGACGACGTGGCCGAAATTGTCGCGGGCGGAAACGATTACGCTTACGGCGTGTTTTCAAAATCCGCAACAAACCCGATTGCTTCGGCTGTTGCTTCTACGTCTACTTGCGGATATTTCGGAGGCAAAGACGGTTCTGCACAGTTTACACAGCTGACCGGGATATTACCTGAGGTTTATACAGGTGAAGAAATCTCTGAAATGAACACAAACAATGTTGCTTATTACACAAACGTTTCACCCATAGACGGAGGGCAAACAGAGGGGTTCGGGTATAACTGGATCATAGGTTCGAGAATGCTCGGCGGTGAGTTGAGACAGAGACAGATGATCAAGGATTATATCGAAAAAGATATGGGGCTGATGGCTCTGGAATTCTTTAATCAAAAGCCCGTTTACGACGAGACCGGAAACAACCTGCTTTTGACAATGGCCCAAAAGCGTTTCAGAAGCTATCAGACGTACAACCTTGTAATTGAGACAAACAACGAGCAAACAGGGTTTGAACTAAAGGTTATTCCTATCAGAACAGGCGCTGACAGCATTATGAACACCGATGTTGAAGCTTATAACGCTAAAAAGTTTAAGCTTCAAGGTTATTACTATGATGCTATTGTCGGGGAGAAGGTGGATTTCTTGTTCTACGTAGACCCGTCAGACGAACAAGTTGAACAGATTTTAGGGGAGGATGAATAATGGCAGTTTATGACGCTAAGAATATCCAGTTTGTCTGGAGAGGTTTAACGCTCACAGGAACAGGTGACGACCACGCTTATAACATTACACAGCAAAACGACAGCTTTACACCGTACAAAGGTGTGCAGGCCGAGGGATTGAACATTGTAAACAACCAAAGACAATGGCAGATCACAAGAACATTTAAAGCGGACAGTGTATCTTTACCGATTTTGATACAGGATAATCTCAATAATGTAGAAGATACATTAGTTGTTCGTGACTTGAATACAGGCATAACAGACACCTTTACTGACTGTGTTATCCTGAATATTTCAGGCGAGCAAGATTCAGGAACCCGCACAGTAACCTGGAATGCTTTGTACAGAAACGGCAAGTAATTTTTTGATATAATAAACTCAGGGTAAACCCACACTCCCTCAGCACACTCATTTAGTGGAGAAAATGGCTGAAAGGGGGTGATACTATGGATAACCGAATAATAAAAGCCGCTATAACGGCAATTATAGCAGCTTTAAAAATTATTATTCTTTATCTGTAGGGGGTGAAGTCAAGCTCCGAAGAAGTAGTGATTCTTTGGGGCTTGCCCCTATATGTTTATTATAACCTATTTTAAACAAAAAACAAGTGAGGTTATAATGATAGAATGCACGGTAAACGGACATAAATACACAACTGCTCCGTTATATTTTGAGGATTTTACGACACTGGGCTTTATGACAGAGGAAAAGGTTTATCCTTTTTTGACCTGCCTGACAGCGTGCATAGCAAACAATCTTTCCGATGCGGAACTTTTAAAGGCTCTTTACACCAGCTGCAAGGATATTTTTAACAGAGAAGATTTGAAGTTTATTTCCAATCTTGTGTTGAATCGTGAGCACATGACAATAGACGGCAAGAAACCTGATCAGGCAGCGTGGGAAAAACACTGGCAGGAGGTTGGATTTATGGATTACAGAGTTGTTGTGTTCCATTGTATGAGGCAAAACCTCGGAAATTTTTCGAGTTTGTCCGCTCTGTTACCGGACGGGTGGACGGACAAAATGAAACAGCAAATAGAAAAGAAATTATCAATTCTGTTTACAAACTTAAGCGAACAAATACAAAAATAAAAGCTGATTCCGTAAAAAACACAATGAATCTTTTTATGGCAAACAAACAGCTCGGTTTTGGTGTAAACCTCGAAGAGTTAAAGCGTATGACACCGCAGGAAGCGTATTTGTTCGGACAACAGGTTGCAGAAGCACTGCGCCAATTGGAAATTGAAAGATTAGCAAGATAATGGCAATTGATGAATTACTGGTAAAACTCGTATCAAAACTGGATGACAAAGGCTTTAAAGAGCTTGATAAGTTGGAAAAGAAAGCTGATAAGCAGACAAGAATTTTGTCTGCTTCTTTACGCAACATGTTTGTCGGGGTTATTGGAAACATCGGAGTTAAAGAAATTGTTGATGCGAGTGTAAAGTTGGACAGCTTAAAGACCTCGTTTGCAGCTCTTGCCGGTTCAGACGCAGGAGGAGCCGAACAGTTAAAATACTTAAGAGAAGAAACTCAAAGACTCGGTCAGGATTTTGTTACTGCTGCGGAGGCATATAAGAATCTGTTTTCTGCAGGCAGAGGTGCAGGCATGAAGCCTGATGAGATACAGCAAATATTTTCTTCTGTTTTGGAAGCAGGCACTGTTCTGGGGTCATCCCAGCAGCAAATGCAAGGTGCATTGATGGCACTAGAACAAATGATTTCCAAGGGCAAAGTGTCAATGGAAGAATTACGCCGTCAGCTTGGCAACGCCTTACCGGGTGCAATGCAGATTGCGGCTCTTGCTATGCACACAACCTCAGAAGGTTTGCAGGAGATGCTGGAAGCCGGATTGGATTCCAAAAAGTTTGTAACAGCATTTGCAAATCAACTGCATTATGAATTTGGAGACAAGGCAGTTAGTGCTTCACACACTTTAAGAGCGGAATTGGCAAGACTTGAAAATGCTGTTTTTGATTTAAAGACCTCCTTTCTAGATGGCGATGCAGGTACAGACCTTGGCAAAGTTATTGTGCAAGTAACAAAAATATTGCAGAGTCCGGGGTTAAAACAATCATTAAATGTTGTTGGTAAATTAACAGTATTTCTGTTAAAAAACATCAGGCTTATAGCAGGAACAATAGTAATAATAGGCATTAGACGTTTGATATCAACATTGGCTTTGCTAAGGTTGGAATTGCTTACTACCACTTTTGCAGCGGGTTCGCTCGGTGCTGCTATGCAGCTGTTTGTCGGTGGTAATATAATAGCTGGTATAAGAGCAATAACAGCTGCAATGTGGGCAACTTTAAGACCGATTGCTCTTTGGGTGGCGGGACTTTTACTTGTAATAGAGCTAATCGATACATTAAGAGGTAAAAAAACAGCACTTGGTGAAATTGTGGAATCTACTCCCACAGTAAAAGAAGCAATAGGCAGTGAAAAATTTCAAAGAAAATGGGTTGATATAAAAAAGATTTTTGGATTCCAAAAAGACGTGCCTGTATTGCAAGACAGCGGGATGTATAATAAAGACGGCAGCCTAAAGTCAAGAAATAATATTTCTATGCAATTAAATCAAGGTGCAATTCAGATAAACACACAAAGCACAGACCCGCAAGCAACTAGAGAGGCTGTAAAAACAGCAATGTTTGATGTATTTGAAGCTATACGAATCCGCAACGGTTACCCTCAGACAGAGGCGGTATAAATTATGACATACGCAGCAATATATATTAAAAAAGACAATAAGGTTGTAAATCCTATTGATGCTGTTCAATCAGCAGGGATAAAAGCTGAGCTTACGCAGGCTTTTAGCAATGCCAAAACTTCTTTGCAAAACTTTGATTTAAGCAAAATGGCACAGAATATAAATCTGCAAAGCGCAACCGAGTTTACACAAAAGTATGCGGTCGGTGCATTGACTATGATTATCAACCAAAGACCTGTAACCAATCAAATGATGTTAGACAGCCTGTTTAACGGGCTTGCGCCTGCATTGAATCTTACTGCTGCTCAGGCAGGATTCAACAGCATTATGGAAATGAAATCCGCTATTGAGTCCGGGAATATAAATGTTGCTAACTTTATGCAGGGGTTGGAAAACGGACTTGATGTTGTAACAGGGACAATTACAGGCTCTCAAGATTACAGCAAATACGGAGAAGAAATCCCCATTGACCTTACAAGCAACATAACCAGAACATATATTGCAGAAACACCCGATAGACGTGTTCAAAGCGGACAAACATACAATGAATACGTGCACAATCTGCCTTTGGTATTACCTTTTTCAGGAATAGTAAAAGACGGTTTGAATTATACAGCAGATGAGTTTGCTGACAGGCTTGAAGAAATTATGTATTCAAAAGAGCCGTTTACTTTTCGTGCGGGTGAAAAGATATTTGAAAACTATGTTTTTACATCTTTTACCCCGAAAAGAGAAACTGAAAACGGAGTACAGTTTGATGCGGAAATCAAATTTATGGAAGAGGGCGATGTTGAATATGTAAAAGTGAACATAACACAACAATCAACTGCAAAGGGGACAGGTGCGGGCCTAAGAAAACAAGTAACAAACACAAAAAAAGGACAAAGTGTTAAAAACAACACATCACCTCAAAAATATGCAGGTGCTGTCGGATTTGTAAACAGTATTTTAGGCGGCGACGGTGTTACAGTTTTACCGTTGCTTAACAGTATCACAAACAATTTAAATTCTTACAAATAGTCAGTTTCAGGCGGGGTAGCTTCCGGCAACATATTTTTAAGCTTTTGATAGCAGCTGCCCAAATCAAACACGTAATCATCGATACTTTTAAAAAATAACTCATATGATTCAGTTGTTATTTTTAAACAGTAGTCTTTATGCTCTTTGGTTCCTATCCCTGACATACCACCGACAACAGCACCTACAACACCAAAAACAAGCCCGCCGACTAACGCACGACCAACAACAGATTTGTCTTCTTCTGTAATTTGCTTTAAAATTTCAACATTTTTCATTCTTATCTGGTAGGTTCTACTCTCGATATCAAGCCAAACATCAGAGTCTTCAACTCTGATTTCACAAGGTTTGTTCTCCAAGCCCTCAACACCTTGAACAAACAAAAGCTTATAACCCTTTTTTTGCTCAAACGGATGAAAAATTGCATTTAATAGCATCAATACAAATATTATACAAACTGCAATAATCCAGGACATAAAACACACGCTTTCTAGTCATCTTCTTCTATATTTTGATTTTCATTTATATCAAAACTTCCATCTTCCGGATTATACCAATAACTTTCTGTAACATATTCAACCTGTTGATCTTCTTCATTTCTTACATGACTATGTTTTTTGTCAATTTTTACGGTATTATTTCCCGAAGCAATTTTGTTTTTTTCTATTAGTTTCCTTTTTATATTCAGATTTGATAATATTTCTAATGTTGCAGAATCAATTTTGTTTTCCCAATCAGGTTCTTTTGCAATCATTTTCAGCCCCTTGAGTAATTGCTTATTATTTTTACCAACGACATTTTTACCTTTTTTTAAATCATCAATCAACTCACGTGCATTAATCAATTTTTTATCTTCAATAGAATTTTGTGTGCCTTTTTTCTCGTCATTTTCGCGCTTAAGAAATTGTTGAATATTTTTTGTAATTCTATTAAAAAAATAACCTGATAAAAAGCCCAAAATTATGCATAATATACCTATTATTAAGACAAGCGCATATCTTATATCAATCATTTTTCCAACTTCCGACCTTGCGACCGTAGCGGTCGTATTCAGTTATTGAACCGTCGTTGTTCTTTTTGAAACTTCCTGTTTTTCTTCCGTATTTGTCTTTTTTTACAACATAGCCGTTTGACTGTTTTTCATAAGAACCGACTTTACGGCCGTATTTGTCCCGCTTTACCGCTGCACAACAGGGTAGGGCAAAACACATAATACAGAATATTACAATAAGTTTTTTCATCTCAACACCTTTATGTATTATAACATATCAATTCAATTATAAATTACTTTTAAGAAACAGAAATTAATATATTTTCCGCTATGAACACATTTACATTACCAGATATAAATACAAACCCTGATATAAGGGTGTCATATACTATTAACAATCAGTCGTATATGTTTCATTTCCAATGGTGCGATTCTTTTTGCCTGCTTGATATTTATATGATACAGGATAATGAAAATGTTTACATCGCAAAAGGCGAGCCTCTTGTACCGGGACGTAATCTGATAGCCCGCGCGGATATGCAGGGCAGTTTGATGCTGGTGAATAAATACGGACAAAACGCAGAACTGTTGCAAGAAAACTTTTCTACTGATTTTGTTTTGGTTTATATAGCGGATTTTGCGTAGGCTGACTGAACGAAGTGAAGGAACGCCGAAGTAATGAGGACAAAAACGAACGACAACGAAGTGAAGTGAGTACTTGTCCGAATGGAGCAATAATCCAAGACGCGGAGAACGAGTTAGATGGCGTATAATAAGTTAAAATTCAATATAATGCTGCAAGTTGCAGGTGCCGATCTTAGTATACAAGATCTGGATATAGATTTTGATGTATACAAAAACAATAAATCAGAAAACAATAAATCGACAATCACAATCTGGAACCTGAACGACACAACATATCAAAGATTGTTGGAAAAAACCTATGCAGTAGATTTGTACACCTGGTACGGCGATGACGAACCATCTTTAATGTTCAGAGGCTTTGTTGACAAAGATAAAACCTCAAAACGCAACATAAACGGTAGGATAAATACAGCAAAAGGCTTTTTGGAAAGCCCTGTAAGACAGGACATAAAAGGTTCTTTTGATATTCCTACAATAATTGAACTTGTGGACGGGCACGTTGCCTACACACAAACAAAAATAAACAAAGATTACCGAACCAAAGTAACCTCAACTCAAATTCTAAAAGACTGTATTGAGGCAATGGGTGTTGGAACTGCAAAATTCAGCGACAAGCTCCCTGTAAAAGAATATCCGACTTTTAAAGCCGTTGGTGCACCTCAAGCTGTTATGCAACAGGTTTGTAAACCTCTCGGTATAAAATTTAATATATCAAACGGGTTGATTCAGGTGGTTGCCCCTGATGAGGAATTTAACGGGGAGTTTGCTATACTTTTAAACCGTGAAAACTCAATGCGGCCCGACAGGGTAGGAGAAAATGAACTTGTTATATCAACAAGGCTTATTCCGTCTTTGAATCCTTATGACTGGGTACAATGTGATTTTAATGAGTTTTCGGGTGTTGAAAGTGTGCGTCAGGTGCATTCCAAAGGAAATAACTACGGTACACAGGGCTCTACGGAAATTATTATAGGCTTTGATAAATTAAAGAAAAAAACTAAACGCAAGAAAAAGAAAACAGAAAACTTATGAGAGATTGTAATGATTCTTTTAATGACATATTAGACGGCTTTTCCAATGCAACTCTTGTTGAAAAACCCTGTAAGATTGTGAAAGTAAATTCGCAGTATTGCGTTGATGTTGAATATTATGACAACAACGAGCCTTACTATCTTTATAATGTGCCTGTAAAACATTTGCAGACACAAAGTGCTTTTGTTTTCTTGGGGTTAAAGGCAGGCGACTGCGGGACAGTAAGATTTTTTGATAACGATGTAACGGGTTACTATGCTGATGATGAGTATGTAAGCAATGAAATGAGAAGCCACGATATAAACGACAATTTGTTTTCTTTCGGGTTTTATCCTGTAGCTTCACAGTATGTTTTTCCGCAGGGTGATGTGGTAATAGGCACGACCTCGGGAGCTGTTGTTAACCTGACAGCTGCAGGAATATCTATCAGCGGCGGTGATGTTTCTATAACCGGGAGCGGGAATATTACAATCTCAGGCAGCAGCGTTTCAATCGGAGCAGACACAACAATTGACGGCAAAAAGTTTTTGGAACACACACACTCAAACGGAAACCAGGGTAATCCCACTGGCGGAGTTATTTAAATGACGGATATATTGATGAAAAATAATCGTTTGCCGATGTACAACGGTGACTTTGTGCTGACAAACGCAACTGACGAGATTAAACAGCATATTGCTACGGCGCTAAATACGTTTTATACAGACTGGCTGCTTGATTTTACAAAAGGCATAGATTACGCCTATGGTCTGAGACATGAGGAATTTTTACGCCACGATATCAAAAATCAGATTCGCGGAGTCGAAGGGGTGGTCGCGTTGTCTGCGTTTAGTATGAAGTTTGACAAAACAAACCTGAGCTGGCAAGTAACAGCAGCGGTAAAAACGATTTACGGAAAAATTGAAATTAATGAATACATTCAGCAATGATTTTTGGGAAGGCCTGTGGCCCTGAACAAACACCAGGATAGAAGATAGTCAACCAAGATAAGGAAGCCTTGTAAAAAAAATGAAAATAGATGAAAAAGGAATAGTTCTTTCAACCTTAAACGATATTTTAGACGCTTATGAATTGCAACTGCAAAGCAAATACGGCGCTGATTTTTATATAAAACCCGAGGGCGTAATTGACAATATTGCCCAGTCATCAGGCTTTATGGAGATGTCCTTGCAGGAACAGATTGCATTTTTAGGAAAACAATTTGACCCTGAAACAGCAGAAGGCGTCTGGCAGGACAAGCTTTATGAAAGAATAAACCTCTACAGATTGGAATCCCAATCCACAGTATTTACCAAAGGCATAATCGGAACACCGGGTTTTAGTGCGGAAGCAGGCTCTGTTACTATCCGTTTAGAGGCGACGGGTGATGAATTTGTCAACAGTGAGGCCTTTACCATAGAAGACTCGGGTGCGGCAAATATCCGGTTTGAGTGCGTAATCACAGGTGTGATTCCTGTGAATGCTGCTGATACTTTTCAAATAGTTGAAGCACCAAACGAAATCACAGCAATATCTCAAGAAGATGCAACAGACATAGCCACAGGCAGAGAAAGAGAGTCTGATGACGAATTCAGGATACGTTATCGAACAGCAAAAGCAATAAACGCAAAGGCAACAAGAAATGCCAATATTGCAAACCTTTCCAAATATGTTGATAACATAGCATTTTTAAAGATTTTCGACAAAAAAACAGATTACACAATGGAAGCCGGTACGCTGCTTGTTATAGCAAAGCACAATACAACGGATGCAGCTTTTGCAAATGCAGTTTTTGAAAGCGTAACAGACGGAATTGACTTGTTAGGCGATGACACACAGGTGGTCAAAGACAGAGCGGGGCAGGACGTAACGATAAACTGGAAAAACGCTGACGAAATCCAAATTGATATAACAGGAACAATCAAAGTGCGTGACGGATATTACCCCAACACAGTAATAGCGAATGCAAAACAAAGCATATTAGCTTATATAGAAAAACGTGTGTTCGGGCTGGAATCGATAATCTATGCAACGGAATTTATTATCCCTGTGCTCCAAACTGACGGAGTAGAGGCAGTTATCGGCATTCAGATAAAAAAACACGATGACGAAGAGTTTACAGACAGCGTAAGCTTGAGCCGTGAAGAGGTTCCGGAGTTCGCTTTGGAGCGTATAAGTTTAACAGAGCAATAGCGATGATAAGTGAAAACGGCTGTGCCGCTGAGGCGCGGACAATGATTGTAAAACGTCCGCCAAGGAAAGGACGCCTTATAAAAAAATGAAAACATTTAACTACCAGATTGAAGCATTGAAATACGTGCTTCCGTATTTGCGCGCAAACGAGGATGTCGCTGTTGTGCTAAAAGCTATCGGGGACAGATTCAACAACTTGCAGACGGCAATAGTTTACTTGCTTGACACTCTTGATATCAGAAAAGCAAGAGGCACCTGGCTGGATTATGCCGGAGCAGAGGTCGGCGCTCAGCGTGATGAAATGGATTTTGGCGATTATTTTTGTGTCAACAGATTGCATATAAACGTCGCAAAAAGGTTTTATTTCCTGACATCAGGGCTGGATCCCGAAACACCGTTGAGCTTGAACGACGCAGAGTTTATACAGAAGATTTTTGCGTATATAGGTGCAAACTCCTCGTGCGGGACGAGAAACGAAATCATCGATATTGTAAAAACTATCACAAACGCACAAAAGGTAATTGTTCAAAAAACAGGCAGATGCGTTTTGAAAATAGATTTAACGGGTGATTCATTAATCATTACACAAAATACGGTTAATTATATTCAACAAATTATAGGCGACGGAATTTATTTAGAGGAGATAACATTAAATGGCAAAACCAACTGAACCTAATATTTCAATACCTCAAGGCTTTGCGAACGAAGGTCAAAAAACTGACTTTCTTGAAGAAAAAATACAAAAAGGCTTTGACCCTGTAGACCCTGATGTGCTGGCAGGGGACAACCTTAACAAATTTATTGACGATACATATAAAGGCTTGAATTATACAATTGACTCAGTTAATGACCTTTATAAAGGCGCTGTTTTGTATGATGTGAGAGAAAATTACTCAAGCACATCTATTGTATTTAATATCGAAGACGATGGTATATTTATATATAAATCTCTCACCGATGACAACCTTGGCAATCCTCTGTCCGATGAGACAAAGTGGAAAAAAGTAGACCTGGGCGGCGGAAGCGGTACAGGAGGCGGCTTCTCCCTCTTCGACGTGGTAGAAAAAGACCACATCTTGAGCTTTGAGGAGTCAATGGGCTTCGGGCTTTTAGGCACATACGTGTACAAGGAACCTGTTGCCGGTTCTCGCTACGGCTACCCTGATTTTTACAACGAGTGCGTGGCGCAAAAAAGCACAGAAGGCAACACTCTTTTGGCTTTGAAAAACAATGTTGAAATAGTGGGCTCTCCTGTAGTAAACAACGGAGTGTTGAGCGGGTTTAGCACGAGCAGCTATGCAACCACTTTGACTTTCCCCACTGACGAGGATTTTGATTTTCAATTCAAAATCAAAACAGGCGCTGACATATCAGGCGAGCAAGAAATTTTTGCATGTCCTACAGCGAGCGGGCCATCTCAATATTATTTTTGTTTAGTAAACTTAGAAAGTAATAATCTTAATGTAATTTTTAATGGTGGCCTTGGTGTTTGGCAGTATCCTTTTGGAACACCTGCTCAACCGGAAACAGATTATATTGTCAAAGTAGTTTATTCCAAAACCAATAATACATTGCACGTGACTATGTCTTTGGCAAATGGCACGGTATTGCTTGATGATACAAAACAGGTTGACGAACTGTACGATATAAAAGAGGCAGTTATAGGTACAGGCAAAGATAATGCAGTCACTATCTTCAACCCATTTAAAGGCTCTGTGGATTTGAAAGAATGTTATATAGAAAGCAACGGCCAGCGTATCTGGAGCGGTGCAACTACAGCCACAAAGAACCCTAACGGCCACATCTTCTACGACATCGCAGACAAAGCCACTGTTGATGAAATCTTTTCTCAACGCGGTGAGGCGTGGTTTTACGGCGTAGATACGGAAAATGAAAGAATCTTTTTACCCAGAGGCACACGTTCACAGTACACTGTAAACACTGACGAAACAGGCGATTATGTAGAAGCCGGGCTGCCGAATATTAAAAGTAGCCGTGGACTTGGATATTCAGATGACAACCCTACTTCTGATGTACCACCATTTGTTTATGTAGGTTCATTTGGAAATGTTGGGGGAGGTTCTTCAATAGAAAAAGCTTACAGTTTTGATGCCTCTACAGCCAACCCCATCTATGGCAAATCCGACACAGTACAGCCTTATGCGACAAAGAAACTTTTGTACATTGTAGTCGGCAATGTAAAAGTGCAAAGTGCGGCTTCTGATGTTGTGGATGTTACTACAACTGAAAATGACACTGTGCCGTTGTTTACAGGACAGTATTTCAATTTCAAGCCGAACAACCCCAGCTGGCTCAAAGCCGGTGAACAACAAGACAGCGGAGGCATATACACTTCTTGCTATAACAAACTTGTACAAGCCTTAACCGATAATATCTGGGAGATAAAAGTAATAGACTCCACTGCTATGGAAGAGGGTGTTGATTACTCTGAATACTGGATTGTTTATCAAGACGCAATGAGGTTTAGGACTCCGTTAAGGCTTTCCGCTGCTCTTTTGGCGAACAATGCTGGGTGCAAGGGGAATGGCATAACAATAGGGCTAACAGATGGGACACACACCGCCGGTATATCTCAAGTACAACTAGGAGGGAACTACACCGAGCCAATAGGCCAAGCTTACGGCAAACCTGTAGGATCATCACCAGGGGGGAGCACGATACCTTTCCCGAATGATATCACTTACGGTTTAACAACAGACCCGTCAAAATCAGGCATCATAGTAGACACAACTCTACCTGATGATGTGCAGCTGTACTTCAAGGTGGCAAATGCAGTAGAAAACCTAGAGATTCTAAATGTTGGCCAGGTAATGGAGGAATTATCAAACAAGGTTAATGTGTCCAATACCAGCTGGGCGATTAATGCTTGTATGCCTGATTATACAGCGCAAACAACTTTTACTCTCCCTGATATCGGACAAACTTTTACGGCCCCTTATGACTGTTTGTTATTTGTATCTATTTTTAATGCCGGCGCCGGCAACTTTGAACTCAGATACAACAATTCAAACGGAGGTTTAATAATGTTTGGTTCAGCAGGAAGCAATCAAGTACATGTCTCACAAACAGCCTATCTAAAAAAAGGCTGGCAGATTTATAGAGGAGGACAAATTGGTTACAACCAATGTTACATCACCCCTCTTATTGGTGCAGAAGGAGCAAACTAATGATTAAATACGCAAAAGTAATAAACGAACAAACAGGCCTGTGCGAAGTAGGAATCGGCACAAACAGTAAATTTTACAAATCAATCGGCATGAAAGAGCAGGACGTCTCTCAATCGGACATAGACGGCAAGTGGTATTTGTCAGACAAATGTCCGATGAAATCCGATGAAGACAAGCTTGCCGAAGCCAAGCAAGCAAAGCTCAACGAGGCCACAGACAAAGCTTATTCTTTTGAAAACAAAGATGCACTCATCACTGTCAGCGCAACAAACATGATGAGCAGAAGCTCTGAAACTTACCATATCGAAGCAACGCTGACAAACAACATCAAACTGTCAGCTTACGCTCAAGCGCTGGATGAATCAGAAACGTTGCCGTGGAATACAAAAGAAAACGTCAATGTTTTGTTAAATAAAGCAGCTTGTACAACCCTGACAGAGCTTATGAGCCAGCTCAACGCAAAACTCTGGACTGTTGATTTTCCAACCTTCCTCGCGCAAATTGAGGCAGCACAAACTGTTGAAGACGTTGAGGCAATCGAGATTGTTTACAAAAACCCCGAAGAGATTATTGATGTGAATGTATCCACTGAAAAAGAAGAGGTTAGTGATGAAAATACACCCGATAACGACATACCCGAAGTTCAAGAGGATTCCGACATTCAGGAAGACACTGCAGGAGAGACTGAATAATGGAAAAATTTATCGAATATGCGCCGTCAATCATAGTTGTGATAGCTTTTGCAGCAGCTTACAAAGTCTTTGCAACACCAAAACAGCTTGCAGAACTTAAATCACAGCTGATTGAATACATTTCAGAACACTATGTATCTGAAAAATCTTGTGATAGCTGCACAAAACACATTGACGGAACATTAAAAACGGTTACGGAATCAATTCAGAAGCTCGATGAGAAACTCGATATGAAAATTGATAAAGTCACCGAACTAATAGAAAGACGTATTGAACAGGCGGAGAGAGGTCATTGATGAACAAAATAATCATCCACTGGACAGCCGGAACCTATCAACCAAACACAACAGACCTTGAACACTACCACTTTTTAATTGACGGTGAAGGTAAAAAACACAATGGAAAATTCAAACCCGAAGATAACGAAAATTGCAACGATGGCAAATATGCTGCACACACAGGAGGTGGCAATACAGGCGCAATCGGCGTCAGTATGTGCGCTATGGCTGGCTTCAACTCTGCTGCTTCTTGCGGCAACTATCCTATAACACCCGTTCAACTTGAGGCGTGTTTCAAGCTCTGTGCCGAGCTTTGCAAAAAATACAACATACCCGTTGAAAACGTTTGGACACACTACGAGTTTGGAATAAACCACCCCGACACTACCTCTCACGGAAAGATAGACATTATCTATCTGCCCCCGTACCCTCTCGTAAAACGCAACGAAGTCGGCGGGTTTATAAGAAGCAAAATCAGATGGTATTTGAACAAGTTATAAAAAGAAAGAGGCTTGTAGACAGACAATGACAATTGAAATAAAATAATTTCAGGGTAAGTACCTCGAACCTCCACGACACACGCATTTACTAAGAAAGCGGTCGAAAGGAGGTGGTAAATATGAGCTTATTGCTTTTTCAACTTTTTGATTTACTAGTCAAAAAGTATAAAGAAAAAGCCCCAGAGCTGGAACTCTTGGAGCTTTTTCTAAAGTCTTAA